GAGAAACAGAAACTGGAAAGGGTAAATCTTATGCCCCTAGACTACAGCTTTCACTTCTTCCCCTGGTGGAAAGAGGAGTCGTACTCTTTGGAAGGAGCGTAATGGACCTAACTGATTACTTTGCAAAGCTAGAAACAGATATAGGGATCTCTTTCACAAATGGTCAAAAGCTGTGGTACCAGAAAAAGCACGAGCTTCTACAAGAGGACATGCTACGTGAGTACCCCTCTACTCCATCAGAAGCATTTCAGGCGTCTCAGATTGGTAACTGGTACGCTAAGCAGATCAAAGAGCTCTATGATACAGAGCACGTCACGGCACTTTCATATGACAAATCATTGCCCGTTCATTCTGCGTGGGACTTAGGTCAAGCTGATAGCACAGCGATCTGGTTTTTTCAGATCAACAGGTCTGGTGAGATCATGGTGATAGATTATTTTGAGAAGTCCGACACCCCTCTAGTCCATCTAGTGCAGATGCTCAACAGCAAGGGTTATCTCTACGGTACACACATTTGGCCCTCCGACGCTAGAGCTAGAGATAGAGCGGGGGTAACATTTGAAATTCAAGCCAGAGATCTTGGGATAAGTGGGGTGATTTTAGAGCAGCATGGGCTTTTAGACGGCATAAACCTGGTGAGAACTACACTATCCAAGATGTGGTTTGACAAAGTAAGGTGCAAAGGAGGACTAAAGGCTCTGTCAGATTACAAGAAGAGGTGGAACGCGCAGATTGGAGGCTTCACTTCGCAACCTGTCCATGACGAAGCAAGCCACGGCTCGGATGCAATGAGGTATTTATGCGCCGGACTCAAGCTTGTAAACGCAAGCTGTTCAGCAGAGAATGACCTAGCCGCTCTAAGGGCGTACTGGGGCGCTGGCTAAACAATGATTGATAATTTATATTTGTTTTGTCAGTACTTGAATCAAATAAGGTGTTTCGATGCGCAACAGTGATCCGATTTTTTGGCCTGGTACTGAATTTGATCAGTGTAAAAAAGAGGAGATGAATCGGAATTATCAAGATTCTATCAATATTCTGCAGACGCAGTGGTGGCAAGCGGATCTAGATCAACGCTTTGTTCTAGGTGATCAGGACCTGTGGTCGTCGCTTTTCCCGAATGTGCCTAATCAGCGCAAGATGTTCAATTTCAACATGATTAATCCGATGGTCCAGATGATGTCGGGTTATCAGCGGAGGAACAGAAAGTCATCCATATGTGTTCCGGTGCAGTCTCCTGCTCAGCGCACAGCGGACCAAATGACAAAATGCCTGTACTACATACACAATCGCAGCGGGGCGTATCAGGTCTATTCCGACGCATTCGAACAGGGAGCCGTCACACAAGGCATTGGATTTCTAAGTGTGTATAGGGACACAACGGACGACGCTGCATCGGGAGAGATCAATGTAAGATACGTAGATTTCAAGAGCGTGCTAGTAGATCCCTATTTCAGAAAGCATGACTTGAGCGATTGCAGATATATTTGGACCAGACAATTTTTTGATAAGAACGAAGCGGCGCGCCTTTACCCTAATTTTTCAGATGAGATAAAAGAACTCCCAGCGGTAAGCAGCAAAGACGACAAATTCTACTATATGCCAGAAGTCTATCAGATTCAGACGCAGAACCTGGTGAGCTTTGACGAATACTGGTACATGACGACTAGAGATGCTCTATATTTAGTAGACACTGAATCGAACGAACAAAGCGAATGGCTGGGAACGAAAGATGATTTCAAGATGGCAAGGTTCAAGTTTGGTGATGAGCTAGACAACTTGAAGTTGATCACCAAGCCCAAGCAGACCGTTCGTCGCACTATAATGATCAATGGGCAGACGATGGTAGACGAGCCCCATCCGGATGGCTTAGATCGATATTCGTACGTGCCGGTGTTAGGGTATTTTACTCCTGACACGCCATATTATGCGTACAAATATAAAGGGATCGTCAGAGACCTTAGAGACTGTCAGTATTTGTTCAATAGAAGAAAAGTCGCAGACCTAGACATCCTGGAGTCTCAGCAACAGGGAATAAAAGTTAAGCAGGGTTCGTTAGTTACTCCGGAAGATAGCCAAAATCAAGGCCACGGGCGTACGTTAGTGTTGAAAGCTACGGCTCAGATGAGTGATGTGGAGCCAATGCCAATTATTCCTCCGGCGCCTACCATGCTACAGATGGAAGAGATGCTAAGAGAGACAATGGGCAAGATCTCTGGTGTTAACGAGGAGCTCCTAGGTTCTGCAATAGATGATAAAGCTGGCGTGCTCTCTATGCTTCGCCAGGGAGCGGGCCTAGTTACTCTTCAGCGCATGTTCGACCAAATGGACGAGTCGCAGAAGATCGTGGGCGACATCATGATCGAGATGATTCAGAAGAATTGGACGTACAATAAAGTAAAATCTGTGTTAGGTGAAGAGCCTACGGAAGAATTCGATAACAAAGCTTTCTTCAAGTACGGATGTAGTGTGATCCAGGGTGTTCTCACAGAGACACAACAGCAGTTAGAGCTAGGTCAGCTTCTGAATCTTCAGCAGATGATGGGCGATAAGACTCCTCCGCCCGTATACGATCGCATCATAGATACGATGTATATCCAGAATAAAGAAGAGCTTAAAGAGCAGATAGGTCAGTTCCAGCAGGCTCAGTCTGAGCAAGAACAGAAAATGCAAGAGCTTCAGATGCAGCAGATGCAAGTGGACAATGAAACGAAGCTGGCTTACGCAGACAGTCAACATGGCCTGGCAGCAGAGCGCATAGCGAAGATACAGACAGACAAAGCTGTTGCTGAAGACAAGATACGACGCGCTGAAACTGAAGATATGCAGGGGCTTCTCGCTTTAGTGAAGACGATAAAAGAATTGCAGACGATGGACACGGGTCATTTGGCATCAAAAATAGCGATGCTAAAAAGTATCAATGACCTCAATTTTGAGGATAAGATGCAGATGGAACAGTCCCCAGGGGCAACATTAAATTTATGATTGAACAATTGTGAGTGTACGGGTACATTTACAGTAGGCACAAGGAGTGGCACAATGAAAGATTATGATAGCGGCATGAAGCCAGTAGTTAAAGATTTTCAGAAGAGCAAAGAATGTTACGCAGAAACATACGACCAAGCTCCGCTTAAGTATATCGAGCGAAACGACAAGACACAAGCTAAGGCTGCTAAGAAGCTTAAGTCTCAAAAGCATGTAGGTCGGTACGAATAGTAAGTATGAGTGATTCGACTTCTATAGATAAAAAGCATAGAAAGACCGTCGGATCTCAATACTTAGAGGCTCAGAAGACTGATACGTCCTGTCTTACGATAGGGGAAATTGGCAATGAGATGGTTAAAAGTCTCATTGACGACATTAACTCGAGTGTAGAGAGCAATCCGTTTGATGGAGAGCCCTTTTACATTAATGTTGTCGAAGAGCGCGATTTAATGATGAAGAACGCTATCAAACGGCGTCTTTTCGTCTCTAAATACCGGCCCTATCCGGAAGATAACACCCTCGTATTTCACGTAAAGCCGCGTTCAAACGAGGTTCGCTATTGCTGGGATCTTCCGCATCACTCAGAATTGCCGAATATACTAGCTAATGAGCTATCCTACCCATATGCGTACACAAAACGCATTCGCGAATGGATGGATAACGACCTAGCTAATTTTGGATTCATCAAAGTATCTATGAATAGCCACCAGATTGAAGGTTATGATGAGAAGACCATCAAGGCTTACAGGGATGCGTATCAAAAATTTTGTGATGGAAAATTCAAAGACCCTAAAGATCTAGAATCTGAAAGACGATTAGGGTATTTCTGGATTCCGAATAAGTTTCACCAAGATGAACTTATGGAAAACAGTAAGCCGAAAGTATTTATCGTTTAAGTCCTAAAGCTTCATCTTCCTCTGTTTCAAAAATCAATTTCCATATATAAAAATATTAGGTTGCATGCACCGTTAAGCGTGTAGTTTGGCTGTAAACGCGAGTCGCCATCGCAAAGAGAGAGATTTTATGGAAGAAGATCAGGACAGTGCAAGAGATGAGCTCACAACTCATGATCAGGAATCCACTATCGTCGATGATTACGACAGTGATGATCAAGCGGAAACTCAAGACGTTGAGGATAAGCAGGAAAAGAACTGGCGTGAGCTAAGGAAGAAGACTGAAGAAGCTGAAAAGCAAGCTCGTCATTATGAGGAAAAGGCAAAGCTTCAAGAGGATCTGATCAAAAGTTTAGTATCTCAATCTCCACAACAATATGCGCCTCCACCGAAGGAAGTCGATGAGTTTGACGAGATAGCGGACGATGAATATCTGTCGAAAGGACAGAGCCGCAAGCTCCTTCAAAAGGATGCGCGCGCCATCGCGAGGGAAGAGTTCCTAGCTTTAGATAAAGAGCGCGAGAGATTGCGTTTCAAAGACCGTCTTGTAGCCAAGTTTTCAGATTTTGACGAGATAGTCAACAACCAGACGATAGCCAAATTTGAGAAACAAGAACCTGAACTTGCCGCCACCATTGCAGATCTAGGTGATCCGTATAAGATGGGGCTTCAGACATATCATCTCATTAAAAGCAGCGGACTCGTTAAGTCGAAAGACACAGATCGGCATACTCGTGAAGTACAAAATAAGCTAGAGAAGGCAGAGAAATCTGTAGCATCTCCACAAGCATATAATAAGCGTCCGATGGCGAAAGCTTTTAGTTCGCAGCACATGAGTAAGACCGAGAGAGATCAGATGTATGAAGAGATGATGGGTTTCGCTTCAATGTCTGGCGGCTATTGATTTTAGGAATACAATGGCTGTTACTTCCATTTCGACTATGCCGCCGCAAATCCAGCAGCGGTACAACTCGAAGCTACTGAGTACGCCAGAGAGAAACAATATTCACAATCTCTTTGCTGTACCTGTTGAGCTTCCTGACAACCAGGGTTTCATCGACCGTCAGTCTCGTTATGACCGACTCGATCGTTTTCCTGTGCCTTTAGATGACGCGATGATGAACCCGCCGAGCCAACAGCTCAATAGGGTTGACGTCGACTGTCGTGTACGTGTATATGCTACATATATCGTTTTGACTAAACAGGTTACAATTACCAACGAAGATCCAGTTTTGAATTCCGCAGCAGCTCGTCTTGGACAAGCAATGCGCGAAACACAAGATGTTCTTCAGCGTGATAACCTGGAATCATCTGCATCAGTAGTAAACTGTGTAGGCGGTGGGAACGGTGATCTTCCAACTCAAATGGAAGTCAGCGATATCGATGATATCGTAGCCGTACTTCAGGGTAACGATGGTGAGTATATCACCTCTATGATCGGTGGACAGGACAAGATTGGTACATCACCCATTGGCGATAGCTATGGAATGATGTGTCATACACGTATGATTCCGGTGCTTAACAGCATCACAGGATTTACGCGTAAATTTCAGTACCCGAACATTGACAAAACGTTGGAATCGGAATGGGGTGGCGTTAACAACGTTCGTGCGTTCGTTAGCTCCCAAGGTTCCATTACTTCCAGCGCGTCATTAC